GACGCGGCCGGGGACTGGCAGCTGCAGAACGAATCGGAAATGATTGCCGCGGGCTTGCTCGCCGGCATCACCGGCAACCGCGCGACGGGCTGGATCATCGACGACCCGGTGAAAGGCCGCGAGGATGCGGACTCGGAATTGTTTCAGAGCAAGACGATCGAGGAATACCAGGACTCGCTGCTCACCCGCTGCCTGCCCGGCGCGTGGGGCGTGCTCATCATGACGCGCTGGAACGAGAACGACCTCGCAGGAAACATCCTGCCGGAAGACTACAACGGGCAATCTGGTATGGTGCTGTGCAGAGATGGGCTGTACTGGGACGTGTTGAATGTGCCGGCGAAGGCGGAGCACGCTGACGACCCGCTGGGGCGCAAGATCGGGGATTACCTCTGGACCGAGTATTTCCCCAAGGAACACTGGCAGATGTTCGAACGCGGAGAGTCGCGCGCTGCTCAAAGAACGTGGTCGAGTCTCTACCAGCAACGGCCGGTCCCGCAGGGTAATACGTCCCTAGACCGAACGAAGATCCAGTGGAATAACCCGAACGAATTCCCGCCGCGGAAGCTCCTGCGCATCGCCGGCTACTCGGACTTCGCAGTTACGGAAAAAGCTTCCGCGGACTCGACTGAACATGCTACGTTCGGTATCGACGGCAACGGTGAGGTGTGGCTGCTCGATACCTGGTCGGGACAAGTCTCGACCGACAAGAGCATTGACTCACTGCTGGCTATGGCATCACGCAACGGCGTGCGCACATGGTTCGATGAAAAGGGGGTGATCCACAACTCTGTGGGGCCGGCGCTGAACAAGGCCATGCGCGAGAAGCGCATCTACCTCGACGTCCGGTCCCAGTCGTCGAATGCAGACAAAGTTTCGAAGGTTCAGGGTTTCATTGCGATAGCGAACACGGGTATAGTCCACTTCCCGAACCGCGGGAAAGATCGTATTTGGGCCGAGCAGGCGCTCGCGCAAGTGGAAGCGATGCCCGCGGGACGGCACGACGACAAGGCGGACGTGTTAGGGCTGCTAGGCCGCACGATCGACCAGGTGCTGAACGCGCCGTCGGCGGCGGCGCCGCGCAAGGAAGGGATCAAGCCCTTCTCGGCGGCGTGGATTGAGTACGAAGATAAACCGAAGGCAGAAGCGAGGTACAGGTAACATGGGCACAATCGTAAATCCGACGAAAGTCACTTGGGTAGACCCGACCACGGGCACCGACGCCACTGGCGCCACGGTTCCTTGGGACGCGACGACTGACCGTGCTGCGGTCGAGATTCAGTTCGACGGCGTAGGTGTGGTTGACGTTCCCGTCAGCACCGGCGTCGACACGCTGGATCTGACCACGGTTGCTGCCTTCGAGGCACTGCCGGCCGGCGCGCACAGCCTGACGATGGCGGAAGTCACCAAGGAGGGAACGGTCGGCAAAGCTTCGGCTGCGACCACCTTTTCTGTTGACCACACCATCACCCCCGACGCCCCCACCAGCGTTAAGCTGGCTTAGGCGTTTCTGGGTCTGGTTGCTTAATCTACTGGGGCTGGGGTAGACTCGGCGGCGAACTGCCTAGTCAACCCCCTGCCCGGAGGCAACATCATGGGTTTCTTCGTCGGTCTTATCGTCGGCGCCGTAGTCGTCGTAGTCGTGCCGAAGGCTTTTTCCTTCGTCGCTAAGCAGGTTTCCTCGGTCAAGTCGAAGGTCTGAGCATGGCTAAGATGTTCGACATGAAGCGGGCTCCGATCAAGGAGTCGCTTAAGCCGACGTCCGTTGGCTCGCTGAAGCCGGACCCATACGCTTACGAGCACCGGGTCACGCTGAATTCGGCGGACATGGGGAAGCTGGGCGTCGACGCCCCGAAGGTCGGCGACGTGTTCCATCTGGCCGGCGAGGGCCATGTGGTCGACTCGAGCCAGACCGAATCGCAGAACGGTGAGAAGGCGCACACCGTTTCGCTGCAGCTGAAGAAGATGGCGCTCAAGAAGAAGGGCGGCGCATCCATGTTGGATGCCGTCAGCAAAGGCGTCCAAGACGCCCAAGGCGAGTAACTATGGAATTCAAGCCTGCCTACCCGGCGGCGCCGAAGCCAGGATCTGCGGCCTCGGTCATTCAGAATCCCCCGGCGCCGCCGGCCGCGGATGGCAAGCGCGTTGTGATCGGCAAGCCGAGCGGTACGCCGCCGCCGCACGTCATCGCGCCCCGCACGGTTGAGCCGACCCCGGTCAAGAAACAGTACATGTGGCAGCTTCGACGCGCCCGCGGTGAGAAATTCTGATGGCTGACGACGTCAATGAAATGCTGGGCACCTTCGCCGACCCGAACACGTCGGCTCCGAGCCCGGCGGGACAGGCCGCGCAGGTAGGCGTAAACTCCATTCCCGACGCCGACAACGAAATCGACGAGGGCGAGCTCGAGCTCGTCAAGACATTCTTCGAGGAATACAACACCGCACGGCAGTTCGACAAAGATGCGCGCATTCAGTACAACCGTGATCGCAAATACGCTGCTGGCCTCGCTGATCCTAACTGGGCGAGCGACGCGAACCTTATCGGCTCCTTCATCGACATTCTCGTTTCATTCCTCTACGCACAGAACCCCGATCCTGGGGTCAAGCCGGCGTTGCAAGTTGACGAGCAGCCTAACGACCAGGCCACCAAATTCGCCGACACAATGGAACTGGTTATCACTCGGCTCTGGAAAGACGGCCACCTAAAGCTGAACGGCAAGAAGTGGGTCCGCTCCGCGCTGACGTGCGGGCCGGGCTGGGTCAAGGGCACGATGCTGACGCAGAAAGTGCCGGCGCCGGAGCTCGAGCAGAGCCTGAAAACCGCGCAGGATCAGCTTGCGTCGATTCAGGCCGCCCAGCAGGAGATGCAGGAAGGCGACAGCGACGAGTCCAAGGAAGAGCAGGCCGCGGCGCTGCAGATCAAGATTCGCGGGATGCAAGCCGGGCTGATGAAGAAGAAGCGCTACGGCTTCATCGTCGACTACGTGCGCCCCGAAGACATTCAGGTGTCGCTCAACGTGTCGGATCTGGCGCAGTACAAGGAAGCGGACTGGATTTCGACCGACATGTACGTCCCGGCTTGCGAGTCTCGGAAGCGATTCCCAGACCTGAAGCCCGAAGACTACAAGGCGATGACGAAGTTCTACCAGAAAGACCTGAAGCCGATGGACACCGCGGCCGAAGCGGTGCTGGGCGACAGCCAGATCAGCGAAGGCACGTTCACCAAGACTGCGCCCGGTGGCGGCGGCAGCGGTGACGGCAACACGAACGCGAAGCCGGTCGAATTCATCAAGATCATCGAGAAGTGGGACCGCCGCGACTACATGGTCAAGACTTGCGTGGACGGCCTGAAGTGCTGGGCCACGCCGCCGTTCCCGCCCCCGCAGGCGAGCACGCGCTTTTATCCTTTCTTCTACCTCGCCTTCTTCCCGGTTGAGGGCAAGCGGCATCCGCAGTCGCTGTCGTGGCGCCTGCGCAAGCTGCAGGACGAGTACAGTTCATGCCGCAGCAACCAGCGCCTCACGCGCGAGCGCTCGGTGACGGGTGTCATCTTCAACGGCGCCGCGGTAGACCCGCAGGACGCGCGCAAGATCAGCGACGCGAACCAGCAGGAGCTCATTGAAGTTCGCATGACGGCGGATCAGCCGCTGCAGAATGCGTTCATCGCCAAGCCGGTCGGCACCTACAACCCGATGCTGTACGACACGCAGCCAATCCGCGCCGACATGGAGTCAATCTCCGGCGTGCAGGAAGCGCTGCAGCAGAACGCGGCCGGTGCGGACCGCAAGACGGCCACCGAGGCGCAGATCGAGCAGCAGGGCTTCGCTTCGCGCACCGGCGCGGACCGCGATACGCTCGAGGAAGCACTCACGGACATGGCGCAGTACACCGCCGAGGTAGCGACGCAGGAATGCCCGCTGTCTTGGGTGCAGCGCGTGTGCGGCCAGGGCGCTTACTGGCTCGGCCCGGACGACCAGAAGGGTACGCCCCCGATGGACGTCGAAGACGTGCTCACGATGACCGAGGTGTCGATCGACGCGGGCTCGACCGGCCGCCCGAACTTCGCCGCGGACAAGGCCAACTGGGCCACCATCCTGCCACTGCTCGAGCAGTCGCTCGGCAAGATCCGCGCCGCGCAGATGTCAGACCCAGGCATGGCCGAGGCGCTTATCAATATCCTGAAAGAGACGCTGCATCGCATGGACGATCGTCTCGACATCGACGATTTCATCCCGCAGGGCCAGCCGAATCCTCCGCCGCCGGAGCTCCCGAAGACCACTGTGGCGATTCAGCTGAAGGGCACCATCACGCCGGAACAGGAAGCGGTGCTCATGGGCGCCGAGGCCGCGCACTCAGGTATTGGCCCTCCGGGCGGCCCGACGCTGCCGGGCGGCCCGCCGCCGATCGCCGGCCCGAACACGCCTCCGGGCCCGCATCCGCCAGGCGGCGCACCGCCTCCGCATCCGGGCGCCGTCCACAAGACCGGCGTGCATACCGGGCTGAACCTCCCTTCGCACATTCCGGGTACCGCGGTGCCCATGCCCCCGCTTTCGCTTGACAGACCCACGCCCCCTAAGCCGGGCGGACCACCCTCGAAATAACGTAGAGAGCCACCCATGACAACAGAAGAAAATCAGACACCGGCAGCAGAGCTCGAAAGCGACATTAGTGTCGATTCGACGCCGTCAGTAGAGACGCCGGCTGTAGAGACTCCGGCAGCAGATCCGAAAGCGGAATTGCTCAGTGCGATCAGCGCCGGAGTCGATTCAGCTCCCGCCCGCGGCCCCAAAAAGCCAGCTGATGAAGCTGCCGGCGAGGCTAAGGGTGAAGAAGGTAGCGGCGCAGGCAAGGACGAGAAAAAGGACGACGCCAAGGATGCCGCGGACGGTGCTGCTAAAGAGGGCGAGGATAAGAGCACCGAGAAAAAGGCTGCCGATCATGTGAACGATCCTGTTCCTGCTGAGTGGAGTGAACGCGCTCGTGAGCGTATCACTTCTCTGGTTTCTGCGGTCAAGGAAAAAGACGCTACGATCGAGAATCAGGGCAAGCTTGTCGAAGCTGTGATGTCCACTGGCGCGACGCCAGAGCAGTTCGGCGGGATCATCACGTTCCTGCGCGACTTCAACGGGCAAGACCCGGCCGGCCTCGATCGCTGCCAGCAGGCGCTGCAGACGATGCTCGAGGGCGTCGCGCTGCGCATGGGCAAGACGGTGCCTGGTGTGGATTTCCTCTCGAAGCACGAGGATCTGCAGCAGGCGGTGCGCTACGGGCAGATAACCACGGACCACGCGCAGGAGATTGCGGTCGCTCGTGAGGCGCGCAACCGCGCATCAGCGGCGTATACCGCGACTGCGGCTCGCACTAAGTCCGAGCAAGAGGCCACTGCAGAGCGCAACATCGCGATTTCCGAAATGAATGAGCTCGGCGACCAGTTGCAGGCGTCCGACCCGGACTACCAGCGCAAGTACGACCTGATCGTCGGTCCGCTGAGCGAAGCGTTCAAGGATCTGCCGCCCCGGCAGTGGAAAGCGGCCTTTCAGCGGGCTTGGGCCAGCGTGAAGCTGCCCCCGGCGCCTGCGGCGGCCCCGGCGCCCGCGGCCGCGCCTGGCAGCGTGGCAATGGTGCGTGATCCCGTCACGGGCCAGTTCGCCCCGGCGAAAAAAGGCCAGCCAATGAGGCCGGTATCGCCAAGTGGGACGAGTGGCGCAAAAGCGGCTCCCAAATCGCTGCGCGAAGCGATAGACTTCTCGCTGGCGGGGGACGGCAACTAAATGCGAGGGTGCAGCGGGTGCGCAAATCGAAGGCAAAAGCTGATGCGAGCGACCCGCAGCGCGATTCGGTTTATCGTTGGGAAGCCAGCCATGAAACCTGGAACGTCTGCACCCTCACACTCGCTGATTGCCAAGCCCTCGCGGATGAAGCGCTCGCAGGCGAGCGCTGCAAGCCGGTAAAGGTCATTCAGGGCCCGTCGAACCGCTACAGCTGGAACGTTCCGGCCATGCGGACCATCTCGATGCAGGGCCCCAGCCGCCGCGGGCGGGGCGGGATGAACTATGCGACGGTGCTGCACGAGTGCGCGCATCAGATCGGCTTCGATAAGTACGGTGCGAAGATTCAGGACCACGGTCCGGTCTTCATGGCGTACTACCGCAAGCTTCTGCTGAAGTATCGGGTGATGGACGAAAAAGAATTCACGCTGACCTCACGGTATTTTCAACTCAAATGGCACCGGGCACTATAGTTGACCTACTCGAGACGTATGTTGGTCAACCGGCGCTTGTAATCGGCGGCGGGCCCTCCGCGCGCCTCGATCTTCCGAAGCTGGACGAAGCTGGATTCAAGCCGGGCATCGTGATTTCGGCCAATGAGCACGGTTTTCATCAGGGGCACTACAAAGTCGACTTCATCGTGAACGTCGACAAGATCCACTGTGCCCGCCGCATCCACATGGAAGAGTATCTGCGCCCCTACGGCGTCCCAATCATCAACCAGCACTCGTGGGCGGACTATCGGCTCGTTGGGTGGAAGTTCGCGGCCAACTCCGGCGTGACTGCAGTCGCCGTGGCGTGCATGTTAGGCGCCTGGCCGGTCGTAGTGACCGGAATCGACCTTTTCGGCACCGGCCGCGTGTACTTCCACGACGCGGACCAGCGAAACAAGATCCCGCGGCCGAAAACCGGCCCTCCGAGCCACTATGCGAAGCAGCGGATGAAGGAATTGGCTAATTGGAGCCGAAATTACCCCATTCGGCCGGTTTCGGGCCCCCTCAAGGAATTCTTCCCGCTCTGGACGCCAGAAGAGACGTTCGAACGGCCCAAAGCAGTCCCCTATCGTTTGGAGGCAATCAACCAGACGATACGGAGCTACAAGGCGGTCCACGGGCACACTTTCCGCCCCAATGACACGCTCAACGCCGGTGAAGTCGTCCAGCTGTCGCAGGCCGAGGCGAGGCCGGGACTTGACAAGGGCTGGCTTGTTGCCGTCTAATCCGCGGTGAACGTAAGACGTTAAATCAACCGCGCTGCACAGCGCCTCCCCGTCGTTCAGGGTAAGCACAGGTTCGTCGACCTGAAAGCAAGTGGTTAAACCCATTTCTTTCAGGAGACTTCAATGCCTTTCACCACTGAACAGCTGGCGTACGCCGGCAAGGCAGCGATTGACTACTTCCTGAAGAATGACCCGATCGACCAGTACAACATTGCGCATCCGTTGCTCAATAAGTTCATGGGGTCCAAAAAGGACTATTCGGGCGGTCTTCAGTACGTTGTAGAGCAGCTGCGCTATCAGAACGATAGCAACTTCCAGAGCTACTTTGGCGACAGCCAGGTCAGCTACAACCGCAAGCGCACTTTGCAGCAGGCCAAGTACGTTTGGGGCGCCTTCCACGACGGTTTCGGTCTGAACGAGGACGAGCTCGCGCAGAACGGCATCATCATGACCGACGATCGGTCCAGCACCCCCACGGATGCTGAGAAGGTGCAGCTGACGAATCTTCTCGAGGAGAACCTCGAGACGTTGAAGCTGGGCTTTGTCCAGAACTTCGACATCATGATCCACCGCGACGGTACGCAGTCCACGACCGACATTCCGGGCCTCGACCTTCTGGTCAGCACGGTGCCGGCGCAGACGACCGTTGGTGGTATCGACGCCAGCACGAGCGCAAACTCGTGGTGGAGGAATTACAGCGATCTGACCCTCGGGTCGACTGCTGCAGACTTCCTGGAGTCGATGGAAAAGGCATGGCGTTTCTGTATCCGCGTTGGCGGCATGGCCCCCGACTTCATCCTCGCGGGTGAAGACTTCATCGACGCCTATCGTGCAGCTGCCGGTTCTCCGGGCGGCGCGATTCAGCGTCAGGTGTTCCTCGGTGGCAGCACCGGCAACAAGCAGGCCACAACTCTTGATGGCGGCGTCGGCTCGAAGACCTCGACCGGCCTGTACTTCAAGGGCGTCGAAGTGATCTGGGACCCGGTGTTTGACGACATCGACACCCTGGACACGCCGACCGTGCCCTGGAAGAGCCGTTGCTACTTCCTCAACTCGAAATTCATTCAGCTGCGCCCGATTACGGGTCACTGGATGGTTTCGCGCCGTCCCCCTCGCGTGTACGACCGCTATGTACACTACTGGGGCCTGACCTCAAAGGCTGCGTTCACGACCGGCAAGCGCAATGCGCATGCCGTACTGGCGCTGGCGTAATAGGGAGCAAGCAAACATGAGACTTCTCGTTATCAACAACACGGCTACCGATCTGGTCCCGCAGAACACCCCTCCGGGGCAGCCTGCGCCATTTCAGCCGAATTACGACGTGATCGCGTTCAACCCGGATTCGGGCACGGTCGTAGTCGAGACGAGCCCGGATGACAGTTCGTACACCTCGGTTGGCACCGTTCCGGCCAATGGATTCCTGTCCATTAACCTGAACAACCGCTACATCAAGGTTTCGACTGCCAAGACGGTGTATCTGCTCGGTAACTAAGACGATGTAACAACCCCTCGGTACTTAGCGATAAGTACCGAGGGTTTCCTTCACCACCAAACCTCGGAGACATACAATGATTAAAGGCTACCTTCTCCGCGTTCGCCGCAATGAAAGCGTGACCATCGAGGCCGCTTTTCCTGCTTGGGAGCGCCACATTCTTGAGTCCGTACACCCTGAGACGAGCATCGTCCGCGAAGTCCTGATGGACCGCGCGGCGCCGTCTGCCGAAGAGGAATTCGTACGCCTCGAGAATCGCTATCGCCAGACGACCAACGAAGACGGGAGCAAGGGCTCCTCGTTCGTCGCTGCAATCTACGGTCACGCCAATGGCGGCGGCATTCCAAAGCTGCAAGCCGCTATTGACGAGGCAACTGTCGCCGGTGAGCCCGCCGGTGAAGTTGAGGCGCTTCTCGGTGAAGCCACCGCATAGTTTCGAGGGTGGGTGAGTAAGTTGCCCCGGCTTAATCGCCGGGGCCTTTTTGGAGACTCAGGTGCCTGCGCAGTACGAGCACATTCGGGATAGTTACGTAGCCAAGGGCGTCCCGCTCAAGGAAGCGAAGACGATCGCCGCAAAGACGTATAATGCGCATCGCAAGCCGGGGGTCGCGCCCGTAACAGGTAAACCACTTGGCGAAGCACTCGCCGGGAGTAAGTAGGATGGCTCGTACAGAACCAGTCGGCGGCGGCCCCAAGGGCGCTGAAGGTTTCCCGATCGGCGACAAGAAGCACGCTCGGCTCGCCATTGGCGGCGCCACGCGCTCTTTCCGCGCCGGCAACATCTCTGCTTCGAAGGAAGCCGAGATAAAGGGTAAGGCTCGGGCAAAGCTCGGTGACTCACTGGCGGGCAAGTGACCAATCCGACAGTGCTCTCGGTAACGACCGAGTACACGACCGTAAACAACATCCTGCCGGGTGCCGTAGCTACCAACGGGTTCAATCTGAACAGCCCCGTGCTGGGGTCTGTCAGTCCTTCGCCGCCCGCGTTTGACGGCACGGACATCGCCGCGTTTTTCGAAAGCGTGGACGCGAGCGGCACGGCTACGCTCAACTTGATTACGAGCGACGCTGAGCCGCAGAACTTCTTCAACAACATCAGTTTTGAGACGGTCAACTCGGACCTCACTACGACCTCGTATGTGCTGTACGCGCTGGACGCCACATATTCGCTGACGGCCATTCCGGGCTCGTCGATGTGGTCGTGGTCGATTCCTGAGTCGGCTTTCGGCTCCGCGTCGGTCACGCTGTCGGTAACGATCGAAGACCTGACCGACGACTTCAACTGCAATTGCGAGACGGGCCTGATGACGGGCACGCTGGCGCAGCAGTTCAAGCTCGAGACGCTGGGCGCGCTGCGCCGCCGTATGCTGATCCGCCTCGGGTACGCGGCGCAGGCCGACAACCCCCCGCCGGGCATGGTGGACTTCTGCAACGAGTTTCTGAGCGACGCGCAGAAGCAGCTGGACGTCAAATTCCGCGCCCGCAACATGGAGCGCTTCTTCCGCTGGACGATGGTGCCGGGGCAGCGCTACTACGCGCTCAACGCGCCGAACGGCGGCTGTCAGCTGCTGCTGGACCCCTACAAGATTACGTGGGTCGGCTTCGAGGATCTTAACCAGGCGTGGTACAACCTGATCGAAGGCATCCCGCCGGAGTACTACACGCGCGCCAACATCAACTTCGGCTGGCCGGCCCGGTACGAAATCAAGTCGTGCATCGAGATTTTCCCGGCGCCGCAGGCGGCCTACACGCTCTGGATCAAGGGCTACTTCGGCCTGATGCCCTTCGTCGACGGTAGCTCGCACGAGGATGACAACTACACCTCGTTCGACGGCGAGCTCGTCTTCCTGCTCGCTCTGGCGAATGCCAAGGCGGCCCGCGGCCAGCAGGACGCCGGCAACGTGCTGAATCAGGCGTCGAGCTACTTCGGCGCGCTGGTTCACGGCTCGCACGCCACGGCCCGCTACATCCCGCGCACGCGGGCGCAGTCACCTTGGACCCCGCCGCGGTTCCTGCCGCTGGGACCGAACCAAGCATGACAGCCCCGCCCGTACCATTGACCGTTGCTGGGGGCGGTATGACTCGGCTGCGCGTCAAGGGTGCGGCGCAGCGCAACTCGCTCTATCAGCTGACGAATGGCTACGTCACGATCGCGCAGACGGTGAAGGTGCGCCCCGGCACGTTCCGGCATACGAACCTTGGGGCTACGTCCGGGCTGGCGGGGAAAACCTTCGGCTTAACTTATTTCGATGGCAGCTTCCACATCTTCGCGTCGGAAGAGTTGTCGGACATCCCCGACGGCTACACGCTTCACGTCCTGAATCACCCGGCTGTGCAGCAGGAGCTCACCGGGCAGATCAAGAATTTCACGCTGGTCGCGGGCAACACAAACTCGGGCGCCGGCTATGCTGTGCCGCCAGACACCTACACCTGTGGCTCGTTAACCCCGCCGACGTTTGTCGACGGCAACGGCGTTACGCGGACTGTGTGCCGCATGGTGCTCGAGAACACGGGGCTCCTGCTCAAGCTGTCGCTCACCGGCGTAAACATCCCACAGCTGACCACGTTCAACTACATCACGATTGTCGATCAGGGCGGTACCACGCACACCCTGACGGCGGCCGCGGCTACGTACAACGGTACAGACGACACCAATCAGGCGAGCTCTTGGTCCTGGGTGCTCAGCGGCGCGGTTTGGCTCGCGGCGCACACGTACTCACCGCTTATCGGCATTACGGCGCCCGGCACATTCGCGCCTATCCCGCTCAAAGAGATTCACTTCTCCGCGCCGTTCATGGGCTTCCTGTACGTGGCCGCGGAATTCGATGTTGATTCCGCCACGCGCGAAGCATGGGGCGACACGTATCACTACTGGATTCAGACGAGCGGCGAGTGGACCGCGGATACGGTTTACCAGATCGGGCAGATTGTGAGCCCCACGGTGGCGAACGGCTTTCAGTACATGGCGACACGTATCAGTTCGCCGAATCCGGGCTGGACCGCGAACACGCCTGAAGTCATCGACAATATCGTAGAGCCTACGACACCGAACGGCTACTACTTCACCGTGATCGAAGTCGACGGCGCTAACCCGCTGACGGGCGCCACCGAGCCGACATGGCCGACATCCACCGGGGCCACCGTGGCGGAAGACACGACGGTCGGCGGGAACGACGTGGTAGCCAGTGCGGCGCCGCAGCCGGCGACCAACGTGCCGTCGGCCGGCACCGGCACCAAGTACACAAATCCATACACGGGACCGAGTAAGTCGCTATGACAATCCCGCAATGGTCCCCAGCAACACTCTACAATCCGGGCGACGTAGTCGTTCCCCGGTCGCAGAATATCGTCACGCAGGAGCAGCCGCATAACAACTCCTTCGAAGATGGGCTGACGCACTGGTCGCAGACGGTCGACAGCGGCGGCAGCGGTACGGCTACAGCGGCCACGGACCGCGCGTTCGATGGCAGCACCTCGGCCAAGTTCACCGCGGGCGTCGGGCCGGAACTGCGCGACTCCGCGCTGCTCGAGCTCGTGAACGACTTCATGGCGGACGTGAAGCCGGGGCAAGTCATCAAATTCCAGTGCTACCTGCAGCGTACCAACGTCGCCTTGGGCAGCGTAGCGGGCGTAGCAGACGGCGGCGCACGTATCTATTGGTACGACTCGAGCCATCAGTTCATCAGCTACACGGCAGCCGATACATACCCTGGTGCGTACATCGCACCGCCGCCGAACGGCACGCCTACAGGCTTCGTTGGTGGTTCGGCTCCATTCGATGCGTGGGTACTCAGCAAGGGCACGGGTACGGCTCCGGCGAATGCGGCGTATGCGGCCGCCGGCATCGCACTGCGCACCAACAACACCGGCGGCGCCGTATGGGTCGACGCCTACACTTGGAACTATACGCATCAGGGCCTGCCGACCGGCCTCGTCTTCGTTGCCACGCAGGCGGATGCGGCGACTTCCGCTGCCACCGAGCCCGCTTGGCCGCTCGAGTCGGGGCTGACCGTTACCGACGGCGGCGTGACGTGGGAGGGTGAGTTTGCCTCGCGCATCGTGTGGCAGGCGAGCCCGATCCTCGAGTCAGGCGACACCGAACCGACGTGGCCGACTACAATCGGCTCGCACGTTGTCGACGCACTCGGCACGGCTCACTCTATATCGTGGGTCGCGGTAGACGGCCGCGTCACAGACACCAACTGCCCGCAGTCGAAGATCGTTGCGATCGCACAGAGCAAAGTTTACGCCGCGGACACCGACACCATTCCGTTCAGCGCGACCACAAATCCGCTCGACTGGACGACGGCAAACGATGCCGGCTACCTGCCGTTCGGCCTGCAGAGCTACGGCGCTGAGCCGTGCGCCGCGCTCGGCCTGTATCGGTCGAACCTCGTGGCGATGAATTCACTCGGCTACCAGATGTGGCAGATCGACCCGGACCCGGCCAACATGGCGCTGCTCGACGCGCAGCCGGTCGGCAGCAAGTACCCGAAGTCGCTTTCGCCGGTGCAGAACGACCTCGTGTTCCTGACCAACTACGGTATCCGCTCGCTGGGCATCTCCGGCCAGAGCGGCAACATTCAGGCGGGCCAGTTCGGCAAGAACCTCGACCCGCTGGTTATCGCCTCGATCGCCACTGGGCTGACCCCGCGCGGGCTGTTCTACCCCGGCACCGGCCAGTACTGGCTGTGCTTCGGCAACACGGTCTACGTGCAGACGAACAACGGCAGTCAGAGCAATTCATGGGGCATGTACGAATTCCCCAGCGACATCGACTACTGGACCGTGGCCGACGGCGTGCTGTTCCTGCGCTCCGGCGACCTCGTCTGGGAAGTCAGCGAAAATGCTCTCTTCGACGACGTGCAAGACCCCAGCAACCAGACCGTAGACTCGGTGGCATTCACCGGCACGATGCAGTGGCAGTATCTGGACTTCGGCACGCTCGGCCAGGACAAGGGCCTCGAGGGCTTCGACATCGTCTGCACCGGAACGGGCACGCTGGCGGTCGGCTGGGACGAGACGAACTTCAACGCAGCTACCGTGCCGTTCGCCTTCGATGGCGACACGCTGCCGGGGCTGGGCGGTCTGCCCTTCGAGCTCACGGCGCCGTCCATACAGGTGCGGTTGACGTTCGACGCAGGGCAGGCTTGGGAGTGGGAAGCCCTAAATGCGTACATAAATACGAAGATGGCAAAGTGATGATAGTATTGGCCGAATGTGGCGGGGAGCGGTAAATGGGTCTTTTCAGCAGTCCAAGTAACGCAGCTGCGCAAGCTGCGGCTGCGCAGGAAGCTCAGCGCGAGAACACTATCTCGACGAACGTCAACGCCATCAATTCAGCGTTCACGGATCGGCAGGGTGAGTACGACCAGTACCGCCAGGCGCTACAGCATCAGTACGAGACTGAGCTCAACCGGCAGCAGGCGATCGCTGGCCGCAACCAGAAGTTCGCGCTCGCGCGCTCCGGCCTGACCGGCGGCTCGGCCGCGGTGGACGCTGGCAAGCTGCTCGGGCAGGAAGAGGCGCAGGGTACGGTCAAGGCGGAGCAGTCAGTCAACAGTGGCGTCGCTGGATTGCAGAACCAGGACGAGGCTACGCGCCAGCAGATGATTTCGCTCGCGCAGTCGGGCGGCGACATTGGCAATGCGGCCATTCAGACAGCTAACCAGTTACGCTCCAATATCGGCAATGCCAAGAACGTCAACGCGGCCTCAGGTCTTGGTGACGTGTTCGGCGCGACGACCGAGTCGTACCAGAACGAGCAGACCGCTTCGGCGCTCCGCAACGGCTTGCTCAAGGGCCAGACATACGCGCAAGCGCAGCCGGGGTCACTGTGAAAGAGCTCTGCCTTC